AGCCTTACAACTCTTCCTGAAAACGTTAAGTTTGAGAATCAGGGTTCTGTTTACCTCGAAAGCCTTACAACTCTTCCTGAAAACGTTAAGTTTGAGAATCAGGGTTCTGTTTACCTCGAAAGCCTTACAGGTAAAACATTTAAGTATCGTGGTAACGATGTTTTATTTTTAGAAGTTGATAATTCAACAATGATTATTTTTTCTGAAAAAGAAAAAGACGGAATGAAAATATACAGCGCTAAATATTTTGGTGGTGGTAAAATTGAAGATTTAAAAAGTTGTTATATAGCGGAGAAAGATAATTATTCTGCTCACGGAGAAACAGAAATTGAAGCCATAGACGATGTTGAATTTAAAATTTTATCAGAAAATTTTGATAAAAAAGACCTTATTAATACAATTTTAAACCGTGGAACTGTAACCGGGAATGACTACAGATTAATAACTGGTGCATGTCGATTAGGTGTTAAAGAATTTAAAGACAGATTTAATATCACCGAGCGAGAGTTACCACTTGATAAAGTTTTAGGTATTATAAAAGGCGAGTATGGCTCAAGAGAATTTTCGGAAATATTTAAATAGGAGATAGTAAAATGCCAGAACAAATAACATACACCGGAATAACAAAAGCTCTAATCTGTCTAATAATATTCATAGCCGGAGAAATAGCGTCAATATGGTGCTATCAGAACAAGCAATACGCTTCAATTGTTTGCGCCTGGGTTGTAGTCGTAGCCGGAATTAACTTTGTCGCTAAATATCGGAGGTTATAAGTTGAACACTTTTCTAATATTATTTTTGGGCTGTCTTATTGTTTTTCTATCTTGCATCACAAACGAGCATATCAAAGAAAATCATGAAAAAGTCATAGTTGAAATCAAACAGCTTGATAAAATTAAGCGTGATTTTATGGAGAGTATTGAACTTGCTCAAAAGAATCGAAACACTAAGCGGAATTTAACAGATAAATAACGCAATTTTAGAGGAGGATGGAGAGTGAAGTATTCAGAGTTTATTAACGAAAAAACAATATTTAGGAATCAATCAGGGTTTGAAATTGAACTAACTGAAATAAACCCAATGCTAAAACCACATCAAAAAGACATTGTTAAATGGTGTGTTATCGGTGGGTGTAGGTCAATTTTTGCATCATTCGGACTCGGAAAAACTTTTTGCCAATTAGAAATATTAAGAATTATCAAAAAATACAAAGGCGGTAGAATGTTGGTAATTGCTCCGCTTGGTGTCAGAGGTGAATTTTTTAACGACTCTAAAAAACTTGATATAGAAATAAATTTTGTAAATAAAACAGATCAGGTTGGCGGGGATGGTCTTTATATTACGAATTATGAAAGTGTTAGAGATGGAAAGCTTGATGTAAATCTTTTTAATGGTGTTTCTTTGGACGAAGCATCTGTCTTGAGGTCTTACGGTTCAAAAACGTACCAGAATTTTTTGACGTTGTTTGAGTCGGTTAAATATAAGTTTGTTGCGACTGCGACACCTTCACCAAATAAGTACAAAGAGCTAATTCACTACGCTGGATTTCTTGGAATTTCGGACACTGGACAGGCCTTAACACGTTTTTTTAAAAGAGATTCCACACAAGCAAATAATCTTACTTTACATCCTCATAAAGAAGCTGAATTTTGGCTATGGTTATCAACCTGGGCTTTATTCCTTCAAAAACCTTCAGACCTGGGATATTCAGATGAAGGGTATGAACTACCTGAGCTTAAAGTTATATATCATAAAATCAAGAGTGACCGAGAAGGTTTTTTGAATGACAAATATGGTCAGGGTTTATTATTCCCGGATCCGTCTATTTCACTTACAGTAGCAAGTAGTTTAAAACGTGATTCAATATCTGTCAGAGTTGCAGCTATGATGGATATTATAAATAATGATCCTGACTCACATTACATTTTATGGCACGATCAGGAAGCGGAAAGGAAAGCAATTAAAAAAGCATTGCCGGAATGTAAAGAAATATATGGATCTCAAAAACTAGAGATAAGAGAAAAAAACATAGCTGACTTTTCAGATGGCGGGTTTAAATACCTGGCAACAAAACCAGTTTTATCAGGTTCAGGTTGCAATCTCCAGCGACACTGCCACAAGGCTATATTTTTAGGTATAGGGTTTAAGTTTAACGATTTCATTCAAAGCTGTCACAGGATCCATAGATTTTTACAGAAACATCAATGCGAAATTCACATAATTTACATCGAAGAAGAAATGCAAGTTCTTAAAACGCTAACTAAAAAATGGGAGAATCACGTTGTTATGGTTAATAAAATGGCAAAGCTAATTAAAAAACATGGTCTATCTATGACAGAAATGAGCACAGCTTTAAAACGTGCAACCGGGGTTGAAAGAATAGAGAAAAAAGGTAAAGATTATATTGTTGCAAATAATGATTGCGTTGAAGAAGCAAAGTTGATTGAAGATAATTCAATCGGTTTGATTGTAACATCAATCCCTTTTTCAAATCATTACGAGTATTCACCAAATTATAACGATTTCGGGCATACTGACAACAACGACCACTTCTGGCAACAGATGGATTATTTAACACCAGAGCTTTACAGGACTTTAAAGCCTGGAAGAATTTACGCTTGCCATGTTAAAGATAGAATTTTATTTGGAAATGTTACCGGAGCTGGCATCCCAACAGTTTCACCTTTTCACATGGAAGCTACTTTTCACGCCATTAAACACGGCTTTGATTATTGCGGTATGATTACAGTTGTTACAGACGTTGTAAGAGAAAATAATCAAACTTATAGACTTGGATGGACCGAGCAGTGTAAAGATGCTTCGAAGATGGGTGTTGGATCACCTGAATATATCTTACTTTTTCACAAACCACAAACTGACAGGTCAAAGGGTTTTGCAGATGAACCAGTAAAAAAGAGCAAGGAAGAATATACACGGTCCAGGTGGCAAATTGACGCTCACGCATTTTGGAAGTCTTCAGGAGATCGGTTCCTTCACTCCACGGATTTAAAGGGGTACACTATGAAAACAATTCAGAATACTTTCAAAAAACATAGCCTTGAAAATATCTATGATTATGAAACACATCTGCAGATTGGCGAAAATTTAGACGTTCAAGGGAGATTGCCAACTACTTTTATGATGCTATCGCCTGAAAGCAATGACCCGTTTGTCTGGACTGGTATAAATAGAATGCACACTCTAAACGGAGCACAAACAAAAAGGAAACAAAATAACCATATTTGCCCGCTGCAGATTGGAATAGCAGATCGGTTAATAGAAAGATTCTCTAATAAGGGTGATGTTGTCTATGATCCTTTCGGTGGTCTAATGACCGTACCTTTAAGAGCTTTAAAACTTGATAGAAAAGGCCGAGCAAGTGAGTTGAACACAGAATATTTTATAGACGGAGTAAGATATCTTGAAGCGATGGAACGTGAAAAAAACGTTCCTACGTTATTCGATTTTGAAAAAGAAGAACTTAAAGGAGATGTTGCGTAATGTCTAAAATTTACATCGCAATCCCATATTCCAGCGTAGACAAAGAAGCATCTTTCAGAATAGCTAATAAGGTAGCAGCCGAGCAATACAAATGCGGAAATATCGTTTATTCTCCAATTTCACATTCTCACCCTATCGCAATTCAGGAGGGATTGCCGGGTGGGTTTGAGTTTTGGGAAAAAATTGATTTCGAGTTTATCCGGTGGGCTACTTATGTTTTAGTTGTAAAAATGGAAGGATGGGAGGAGTCAACAGGCGTTAAAAAAGAAATAGAATATTGTAAAAGCCTTGGCAAGCCTGTTTATTATTTAGATTTATTCACAAGAATTTTAAGCAAATAAGGATCTTTAAAAATGAATAGAAAAGATTTTAAATTCAGAAGCCAATATAAAAAAGCGGTAATTGAAGAAGTCAAAAAGCACAGGAACGACGGTGGAACATATAGAGAAATAGCTGAAATTTTCAACGATCTTAATTATGAAACTTTAACCGGGAAAGGTAAATGGCATTTTGGTTCAGTTTACCAACTATGTATATAAACCCCGGCGAAGAAAAATTAAATGCAAACTGGAGGAGTAATTTAACCCAAATAGCCCGCAAAAAATAAAAAGCTAAGACAGTATTTAAAAGATTAATAGGTGATAATATGAAAAAAAATTATAAAGTTGAAAAAATAAAGCGTATTGAATGCGAAAATTATATTTTGAATATACATTATGCTAAAAGATGGCCCTCTATATCATTTGCTTATGGTTTGTTTTTAAATGATGTATTGTGTGGTGTTATTACATACGGTACACCTCCAAGCGCACCACTTAGAAGAGGAATTGCAGGTGATGAATATATTAATAATATATTGGAATTAAACAGGCTTTGCTTGTTAAATAACAAAAAAAATGAAGCTTCATTTTTAATAAGCAAATCATTAAAATTATTACCTGCTAATAAAATAATAGTCAGCTTTGCTGATACAAGCCAAGGGCACGAGGGCACAGTCTACAAAGCCGCAAATTTTATTTATACAGGATTGAGTGCTAAGCGTACCGATTGGAAATTAAAAGGGGCAGAACATCTACATGGGCAAACAGTAGCGGATGAGTTTAGAGGCCAAAAAAATAGGGCAAAACTTATGCGTGAAAAATATGGGGATAGGTTTTATTTACACCCAAGGTCACGAAAGCACAGGTATATTTTTATACAAGGATCTAAAAAATTTAAAAAAGGGGTCTTGAAAAATTTAAAATACAAGCCAGTAATAAAAAGCTAAGACAGTATTTAATGTTTTACTTGTTTTAAGATTAAGTATAAAGTAAAGTATAATTAATTAAAAAGGCGGTACCCATGAAAGAAAAAGTAGTTTTTAAATCGCAGATTAAACCGCTACTCTTGGCTGAAATTAAAAAGTATAGAGATCAGGGTGGCACATTCTCAGAAATAGCAGATCATATGAACTCAAAAAAGCAATATACCTTGAATGGTAAAGCTTGGACGGATAATTATATGTATCGGTTTTTTACTGAGAATCAATAAATAGGAAACCCCTTCGTAAAAAGGGGTTAAAATGTGGAGAGTGAAGTGTTTGTATACCTCACCTTACCACGAAATCATTTAGAAAGCAAATAGGAGTATATTATGAAATGGAACGGTAAAAAGTTTAAAATTTCATGTGTTGAAAATGATATTAGTATGGCTAAGATAGCGAGAGACCTTGATCTAACAAGAGCGTGCGTGTCTTTATGGGCAAAAGGGACTGTACCAAAAGGGAACCACTTAATAGCTATATCAGAAATGCTAAGTGTTGATCCTGATTATTTTTTTGATAAAGACCTTAGCACGAGAAACCTTAACGAAAAAATAAATGCCCTTTCAAGAAAAGATTTTAAAATGGTCGACAATCTAATTGATTACCTACTTTTAAATGAGAATAAGCCATGAAAAAAGACGCATACTATTTCCCACACTTCTGCAATGCAAGGCATGACCGGAAGTTAAAAAGAGTTCAAAAAGAATTAGGTGTTGAAGGCTATGGAATATATTTTATGCTCCTTGAAGTCCTAAGGGATCAGCAAGAATTTAAATACCCTTTGGAAGATATTGATTTGCTGGCTGACGAGTTCGGCACAAGTGAGCAGAAAATAACTACTGTTGTTTGCAATTATCAACTATTTCAAATAGACAATGATAAAAACTTCACAAGTTATAAATTACAATTATATCTTCAGCCATATCTTGAAAGATCAGAAAATGCACGAATAGCTGCAAGGGCACGTTGGGATAAAGTAAAAACGGATGCTCAAGCATTGCCGGAGCATAACGAAAGCAATGCACAAGCTATGCAAGTAAAGGAAACTAAACCAAAGGAAAGTGAAGTAAACGAAAGTAAAATAGTTATTGAGTTTGAGTCTTTCTGGGAATTGTATGAAAAAAAGAAAGATAGAGAAAAATGCTTTAAAAAATGGAAGTTATTAAAAGAAAGTGAAAAAAGCTTAGTTTTTGAAAAAGTTTCTTTATATGTTCAGTCAACACCCGAAAAGCAATTTAGGAAAAATCCTTATTCGTGGCTTAATGGTAAATGCTGGGAAGATGAAATCACTATGAAATTTAATCCAGCAGAACAAAGATTGCAATCAAACATAGAAATATCAAAGGAGTGGCTAAATGAATCTTAATGACAAAATAAAATTTCTTGAATTAATGAATGGTCTTGCCGATATTTACGGGCACAATCTATCGAAAATAGGGATAGATATGAGATTTAACGCTTTAAAGCAGTATAGTATTGAGCAAGTAACAGAAGCATCAAACATTATTGTCAGAACAAGAAAATACACAACCATGCCCGTACCTGCTGATTTCATAACAGCAATCGAAGGCGATCCAGACGAAATAGCAGACATTCAAAAAAGTATCGTTATGGAAGCGTACAACCGATACGATCCCCGGCAAAAATTTAAAGATCCAATTACTCAGGGTGTTATTAATAAAATCGGTTGGGGCAAAATGGGACAGGTTAACAAAAAAGAAATTCCGTTTTTGCTCAAGGATTTTAAAGATATGTATAAGTCTTATAAAAAAGCGACTTCAGGCAATTTATTAAATGCACCGCCAGAGGTAAAAAGCTTGCTTGAAAATATGGTTAAGGTGATAAAATGAACAAACACATAGTAAAATACAACACCAAATGCGACAACTGGACAAACGTTGAAGGTTTTAACGATGCTAAGTGTATTTGCCAAGCATGCCGGACGAACAGAGCTTTAAAACCTAAAGAAAAATTGACCGGTGCTGATTTTATTGAAGCTGCAAGGCTAAGATTTCTGGCAAAACGTAATAATTCTAATTAACAGGACGAAACAAAGGATATGAGATGACTAATCAAATAAAATGCGATAGCAAGACATGCGAATACAGTAATAAAAGAGCTAAAGCGGGTTGCAGTAGGCAAGCAGACCCTCACACATGCAAAGGCTATTTAGTGACGATAATATCGATACTTGAAGAAACTGTGATTAAACAGTCCACGCGGATTAAGGATTTGGAGGAGGATATAAGAATATGGGTAAAATAACAGAAGGCTGGTTAATCGAAGAATTAAGTAACAGCGAAAAGTGTAGGTTTAAATATCATAGATCAGATAAAGAGAAAATATGCCTTAAAAATAATATAGCAAACGAATGCAAAAAAGAAACATGCCCGTTAAAGGTAGGTAAATAATGAAAGAATCAGACATTAAAAACGCCGAACTAAAAAAGATCTGTGAAAGAATTGACTCACGCCTCAAGAAAAATAAAGATGCTTTTGTTGAATTTGCTAAATCGAAAGGATATGAATTTTACGCTGAATATGTCTATGTTGAATTTCAAACACGTACAGCGGAAAGTTTGCGGAAAGAGATGAAACCGTTTATAAAACCGCATACCGTAGCATCATTGTGGGGTATTACTTCGCGTGTTGATAGAGAGTTGAGGGATTTTGAGGACGGGATTCTGCCGGACGTTGAGAAGAAAGTTATTAAAATCTGCTACCAGTGCAAGAAAGATGTTGTACCACCTGAGAATCACGCGCTATGTAGAAAGTGTGATTTAAAACGTCAACAGGCACTCCGCAGCGGTGGAAGTCATGAAGTTGAAAGGCATATGGCTAATGGGTATTTTTTTTAAATCTCAGTCAAGCAACGGTCAAGCAAATAAGGATTAAGGCAATGTGTGAATCAGGAAATTGCGAAACATGCGAATCGAGTTATGAGTGCTGCGATTGGGGTAATTGCCAAGGTGAGCCCGTTACGTGTGTTTCTTGTGGTAAAATAGGTTGCGCGGATTGCGTAAATAATTATACAGATGAGAATAGTGAACTTGGGATTATTTTCATATGTGATAAATGCTATAATGCAAAGGTATTAAAAGAATGCCAAAAGTAGAATACGAAAACGTTATATACGATTCTCAAGGTGAACTTGATTTTAAACACTGGTTGGATGAGGCTTACTCAGCCGGATTAATAACAAGTTACAGTAAGCAAGAAAAAGGAATTGACACTATTGAGCTTATCGGCAAACAACATTACCATGTAAACGGTAAAAATAAACATTGCTTTGCCTCTGTAGACTACACGCCGGATTTTTTAATAGTATCGAACCTGTTTACTCCTTTTTGCGATAAGAACCTCGAACAATCGCACCACTACATTGACGTTAAGGGTGGATTTTCGCAGCACAGCGATAATAAGCAATTCCAGATTATAAGAAAAATGATGTTTAAATTTAAAGGGATATATGTTCACAAAGTAGTCCCTGAAGAACTTTTCTTGAAAACATGGGTCCCTGAATTATGCTTATACACAAAAGTTAAAAGAGATATACAAAAGAAGTACCTCGACGCGCTTAGTGTTGGCGAATATTTAAAGAAGAGACAACAGGAAGAAGAAATCAGAACTTAAAAAAGGAAAATAAAACATGAATATAAAATTAAGAGTGAAATATATCCAAATGTACAGGAAAGTTTTTGATAAAATAGTTATTAAGATTTTTAAATCTGTATTTTTAAGATACGCGGACCGTCATTTGACCGAAGCTCAAAATGATGGTGTTATAAACAATAACCAGCTACATACACTTGACGCGCAAATGAAAGGCGATTTAGGATATAAGGGGTATTTATAAAATGGTAGAACTTAAAAAAGGAGTGTGAGGATGTTAGGCGATATGAAAAGAACACATAGAGGGTTTAGGTTTTATGAGTTTAAGGATAGAAACGGCCATAGTTGCAGTTTGCAGAAAAGCTCTATAGCTACAGAGGACTGCATATGGCTTGGGCTTGATTCTGCAGACCCCGTTAAGCTTGAGCGTGGTAAAGGTTGGGTTGATGCAAGTGAACTAATTCCTTCCGTTGTTGAGCTTAACACAAGGATGCACTTAACAAGAGAACAGGCTGAAATTTTAGCTAAACAGCTTTCTATTTTCTCAAAAACTGGGGAGTTGCCAAAAATCCAAGTTGGGTGATTATTAATCTTGGAAAAGGAAAATAAAATTGACTGAAGAAATTAAGAGCTACGACAAGACAATAACATTCACGGCGCTGGCTGAATATGTTTTCGGGACTTACTGCATGCCAAAAATAATGCGTGATGTTGGTAAGCCTGACCCTATGACAGAGACGTTTTTTGATTTGAGAATTATGTTTAAAGATGAATCTGTTGAAAAGAATCTATCAAGAATAGAGTGGAATGAAGTAAAAAATCCAGAAACATCGAACGCATATCTTGAAGAAATTGCAGACCAGATAAATATATTATTGTTTGAAGCTGGCAAGGTCGCAGGGTATAAACATATGAAACGGGAGTGATGTATGAACATATCACACTTTTTTAAACGTAAAGAGCTATCTTGTAAGTGCAATTGCGGACAAGATACCGTTGACTACGAACTATTATTAGTGCTTAACCTTGTAAGGTCTCACTTTAACGCACCAGTGACAATAAACTCAGGCAATAGATGTTTTAACTGGAATCACAAGATAGGAGGTTCTCCAAGATCCCAACATTTAAAAAGCAAGGCGGCTGATATTGTTGTGAAAGGGGTAAAAGCTCAAAAAGTCTATGATTATTTAGATGCTGTTTACCCGGATAATTACGGGCTTGGGAATTATAAGTCGTTCACGCATATCGATGTTCGGAAAAATAAAGCGAGGTTTTAGCGTTATATTGCAATTACTTGATTAATAGTGTACAGTAAACAAAAACATTAAATTCAAAGGTGGATATTATGTTTTTAGAAAAGCTGCAAGAAAAACGAAGCCCGCTAAGACAAAACATTTTCATAACATCACCCTGTATTATCGATAAATCAACAAAAAGATGGTTGCGAAGATTTAAATGGATCAGGACCGAATATCCTAATTTTTTATATGGTGATGGTCTATGACACTTACAGACGACATAGACATTGCCCGTAAAAGGCTTGAAAAGACCATTAAGCATTTACTGAGCGCCCCTGAAATGTTTGTTGCTGTATCTTATAACGGAATGTACAAGGGAGATAAAATAAACTTGAGGTATTCCAGATACCTAAAAAAATGCAAAGAACGAGTGTATCACGCAAAGAAAAAACTACAGGCTTTAGAAAGAAAATTTTACAGCATAAAGAAGAATCGGTGAAGAGGATTATATTTATAGTCGAGTTGATAGTGGTTATTGTTTTAGAGTTGTATAAATTGTACAGAGAATACAAGCGAGATAGAAAAGCCAGAGCCGGAATGAACAGTAAGAGATTTTAATTGACTATGTGTCTTAAATTTAATACTGTGAAATTGTAAGATATATTTATATCAGGGGGATTTATGGACGATTTTCTGAAAATATACGAGCTACTATCATCAAATTGGGCCGGTATTTTAGTTGCTGTTGCAGCAATTTTTGGAGCGATAGGTAAAGTATGCACATTGCTAAACGCACTTTTCCCAAAAGTAATGCCAGATGGCAAGCTTGCAAAAGTACAAAAAGTTATAGCCAATTGCTCGTTCGGAACAAAGAAAGCAGAAATAGTAACAAAGAAACCTTAATCGTTGATTAGGGTTTTTTAATTTAAAAAGGGGGGGGCTTATGAAAAAATTTATTATTGTTTTGTGTGTGTGTTTCGCATTAACAGGGTGTATTTTAAAAGGTAAGAAAGTTGTGTTAACAGACGCTAAAACGGGAACGGAATTAACGGTAACTGAGGACGGGTTAATTGTCGAGGGGTCCATTCCGGTTGGGGGCGTTCAAATAACTGTATCTGAAGATAATGAATAATAAGCGAGTTGTAAAATGGGTACAATACTGAAGCTGACTGAATACGCAAAATTTAATCCTGAAGTTATTATTGTAATTGTTTTATTGTTTGGAATATTATCATCTCTTGTTGGAATGCTTTATTTTGTAATAAAAGCATACATCAGCTTCAAGGTTAAGCAAGAACATTGTGAGGGAAGATTTAACAGGCAAAGGGACGATATAACAGGACTTAGAGAAGGCGTAAAGGAAGCAAGGCAGGACAGCAAAGAAGCCTTAAAAACTGTTCAGAAAATAGAAATATGTACAACTAAAATGCAACAAACAGTCGAAGATATAAAAACAGGCTATACAAATTTTATTGAAAACAAACACGGTGCAACAAATGAAGAAAAATAAGAAAAAAAAGAAAGCAACACCAAAGCGAACATATACAGCGGGGTCAGGACTTGGACGTATTAAGCGAACCAAAAAAAACGGGAAGAAGAGAGCAACTTGAGTATGTTTTAATATTTATACTCATCCTATCGGGGACTATACTCGATACAGTAGACACCCTTACAAGCTCACCAGGTGAATTATATCTAACTCAGCAGGCAATGTGCAGAGAGTTTATATTATTCGGTATGTCGTTATTTGCATATAAACAAATAAGCTTCGACAAAATCAAAGTAAAAGCATTCGCATTTATGTTTTGCGTCTGGTCCTTTGTTATCATAATATACAACAATATCTATGTTAACGGCAATTCTGCAACTATCATGTATTCTCTTTACTGCCTATATTTATGGTGGCTGGTTAGAATTTATTTAATAAAACCAGAAGTGAACAAAAGCATAATTAAAACATTCATCGAAATAAATAAGTTTCACAAGTATAAAACGCCTTATAATGTTTTAATACCGGTCAATTCCTTCAGGGGAATGTTGCAGATATTATTTTTACCACATAAAAACCCACTCTATGAAACAAGGCTTTTGGTCGACCACAAAAACACAATAGGCGTAGTCGATAATAAATTCGTTGAAATAGAATATTCTCAAGCGCATATTAAAAGTATAGTAAGAAAGAAAGGTAGGATAAAGCCTTGTAAAAACTACAGTAAAGGCAAGATTGATAAGCTGGTTGGCAAAAGCGTGATTTTTGGAATTAGAGATTGTAGGAGGTTGGAGCTATGAGCGAAGAGAAGAAAGACATAGAAGAAAAAGACAAAGGCGGAAGACCAAAAGAACCATTCAAGCCTTGGGACAATTGGGAAGAAGATATAATTTCACTGTACTCTGAAGGAGCAAGCGACGTTGAAGTGCGTGGATTAATTATAAAAAAGACTGAAGACCGAGAAACTTTGTGCCATGAATTATGGGAACGTTGGCTTAACGAGGAAATAGCCTTTTCTGAAACCATAAAAAAAGGTAGAGAGTTTTGTCAGATTTGGTGGGAGCGCAACGGGCGCGTAAACCTTAAAGAATCAAGCTTTAATGCTACACTTTGGTACATGAACATGAAGAATCGGTTTAAATGGGCTGACCGTCACGATATCAATGCAGACGTTAACCAAACCACAACCGACATGACCGAAGAGGCAATGGACAACAAGATTGCTGAATTGACTGAGAAGCTGAAGGATAGCAAATAGTGTAAACAACGTTCCAAAGACCAAAAAACACGGGGGTATGAGTTTATGAAAGTTTACATAAAAGACACGTACAGCATTGAAAACCAGACATTCGAAGACGGTCGAAAGTGTTGGTTTGTTTCAAGATTATTCGAAAAGGCTAAAGATTTACCAGTTCAAGAAATGCCAATAACTGCGCTAAATACTCTCCACCTTCGCCCAACATCAAACACTATGGCAAGCTTTGTAAACCACGTGAGAAAAGTAAACAACGCTGATTTGTCCTACCCGATCATTTTAGACGATGAAGGTTATGTGATGGACGGTAGGCACAGAATCGCGAAAGCATTGCTTGACGGTAAAGAGACTATTAAGTTTGTAAGGTTTGAAGAAACTCCGTATCGTGATTTTGAAAAGCCGGGAGAATAGTATGGGCGAAATAGACGAGAGAGAGCAAGAAGACAGAAATATAATTAATGCTGTAATCTTAAATAGAGCCAAAGGTAATAAAATATTTATTATTGCCGGTAGTTATCAGCAAGCAGAATACTACGTGAGAGAGGCTGAATTAAAAAGAGAAGAATGGGTTTACGTGAGCGATATTCATAAACTTACCGGCTATATGTCGCCTAAGTATGTAAAAGTCGGAACATATTATTGGAGAGATAATATAAAGATGATTGATGAAGCCTTAGCAATGAGATTTGGAGATAGTATTATTTGAGCATAGCAGAAAAACAAAAGCTTTTAGAACTGCTTGAAGAGAAACAACGAAGACAGTCACGCCGAAAATTCTATACATACTTTCCAGAAACAGGCCCGCTATCAAGATATAGATACCCAAAGCACATGGAGTATTTCAAAACAGGCTCCGAAGGTAAGAACGAGCGTGGACTAATCGCCGCGAACCGTGTTGGAAAAACTGTTGTTGGTGCTTACGAGGTCACATGTCACGCTACAGGAATTTACCCCGATTGGTGGGAAGGTAAAAGATTTAACCATGCTTGTTCGATTTGGGCCTGCGGTGATACAGCAGAGACAGTTAGAGATATTGGACAACTTGAATTGCTTGGGTCAATAACGGATATTGGAACGGGTATGATCCCCGGTGATTTAATTGTGGGTAGACCTCCAAGGAAGATGGGAATACCTGATGCAATTGAATTAATCCACGTCAAGCATGTTTCCGGTGGAACATCTACAATATCATTCAAAGGATACGCGAAAGGAAGAATATCATTTCAAGGCACAGCAAAGCATGTTATTTGGCTCGATGAAGAGCCACCAATGCCGGTTTACACTGAATGCCTACTCAGAACCATGACCACAGACGGTCAGATAATAGCAACGTTTACACCTCTGTTCGGACTATCTGAAGTTGTTTTATCTTACATGCCAGGAGGCACAACAGACGATACACCAGATACAAAAGCTTTAATCACTCTAACATGGGACGACGCACCACATCTAACCGAACGACAGAAAGAAATACTATTCGCATCGATTCCACCTCACCAAAGAGACGCAAGGTCAAAAGGAATCCCGGCGCTTGGCTCAGGTGCAATTTATCCCGTACCGGAATCCGATATAACCGTTGATGATTTTGAAATACCTGTTCACTGGCCGAGAGTTTACGGAATGGACGTAGGGTGGAAATGTACAGCAGCTCTATGGGCTGCTATAAATCCAGACAACGGGATTGCTTACCTTTATTCTGAATACACCAAAGGGCAAGCCGAGCCGGTAATACACACGGCAGGTATCAATAGTCGTGGTGAATGGATTCCAGGCGTAATAGATCCGGCAGCAAGAGGAAGGGGTCAGAAAGACGGTGAAGTTTTGCTTGACAATTATATTGATCTTGGTTTACAGTTAGATAAGGCAAACAATGCCGTTGAAGCGGGGCTTTATGATGTATGGGGCAAATTGTCTACGGGGCAGATAAAAGTATTCAAGTCTCTTACAAAGTTTTTTGCTGAATACAGGCTATATAGGCGTGATGAAAACGGCAAGATAGTTAAGATAGATGATCACCTTATGGACTGTTTAAGATATTTGATAAATTCAGGTTTACATATAGCACAATCAATGCCATACGAGGAAGCATATGGAGATTACGACGACAGATATGCAGACAACACCCGAAACGCAACAACCGGATACTAATACGCCGGAAACAAAAGAAATCAACAAGCTTTTTAAATATCACAAAATGCAGAATATTGCTGCTAAAGATGGTGGGGCTGATCTAACTCAAGATGAGCTTTTAATGATTGGTAATTACGTTGAAACCGGATACTCTAAAGACGAAGCAGACCGGGCTGAATGGTTAGAGAGATATGAAAAGGGTATACGCGGCGCAATGCAACTGCCCGAAACAAAAAACACTCCTTTTGATAACGCCTCTAATGTAAAATACCCCATGATATCTTCAGCGTCACAACAGTTTCACGCCAGATCATACGGAGCAATAATTAAGGGCGCTGACATCGTAAAGGGTAAAGTCATTGGCCCTGATCCTGATAAGAAAGTTCAGGAAGTAGCTGACGCAATAGCACAGCATATGTCAAACCAACTACTTGAAGAAATGGTTGGGTGGGTTGATGGGCTTGATAAAACACTTGCTCAACTTCCTAATATCGGTTGCGTATTCAAAAAAACATATTACAGCTCAATTAAGAAGCAAAATATATCTGAATACTGCACAGCTAAAAGCGTTGTTGTTAAATATGACGCCGTGAGCATTGAAGATGCTCCAAGAATAACACACCTACTTTCATACGAGACAAACGATATCTTAGGTTTTGAAAGGAGTGGACGGTGGAGAAAGACAAAGCAAACCATTCAACTATTCGACAAAGATACAGAGATAAAAGATGCTGAAGACACATACGATTATCTTGAGCAACATTGCTGGTATGATTTAGATGACGATGGATACAAAGAGCCGTATGTAATTACAATCGAAAAAGAGACAAACGAAGTTGTAAGCATTATTAGTAGATACGACACGTCCGGCATTGAGCTGAATGATAAGAATGAAATTATAAGAATCAAAGCAGTTGATTATTTTACACGATATTGGTTTCTCCCTTCCCCTGATGGTGGCATTTATGGCATGGGCTTTAATACTTTAATCGGCCCGATAAACGATGTTGTTGATACTCTGTTAAACCAGATGATCGATGCTGGAACAATTGATAATAGCAATTCCGGCTTTATATCTTCAAAGCTTAAATTAGGAAAGAAGCGCCAGCAGGCTATTAAGTTTCAGCCGAACACATGGAACATGGTTGATTCTGGTGTTAATTCTCTTAAAGATTCTATTCTGCCGATACCGAGCAAGGGGCCGTCTACAGTATTATTCCAATTGTTGGGCGTAGTTATGGAGGCAGGTAAAGAGCTTTCATCTGTTACCGATATTATGACAGGACAGCAACGAGGCGCGAACGAATCACCTACGACAGTAATGGCATATCTTGAACAAGGGACAATGGTTTTTACTGCTATTTATAAGAGAATTTACCGGAGTTTGAAAGGTGAATTTAAAAAGGTAAAGAGACTCAACAGAATATACGCAGACAAACTGCCGGGCATGGATGAGCAAATGTCAGAGGCTTATAGAATGGCAAGTGTTGATATTATCCCGATTGCCGACCCTTCCGACGCGACCAATATGCAGAAGATTGCAAAGGCTAACGCATTGATGCAGTTAAAAGGCCAGGGGTTGAACGATGAAGAGATCACCCGAAGATATTTAAGCGCCCTTGATATTGAAGACATGGAAAAATTGTTTCCAAAAGGTCCACAGCCACCAAACCCAGCGATAGTACTTGAGCAAGAAAAGTTAAAAATAGAGCAAACAAAAGTAGCCATGACAGGTGACGCAAATATGTTAAATAGGCAAAGGTTTGAGTTTGAAATGGTTACAGAAAAAATAAATCAGCGTAAAATAATTTCTGAAACCATTCTAAACTTAGCGAAGGCAGAAGCGGCAGAAGAGGGAACACAGCTTGATATCTACAAAGCACAGTTAGATTCATTAACCAGCGAATTGGAGGCGTTAAATGCAAATAAGCAACCAAGAGTGGGAAACGTTCAAGGGCAGCAAGATATTTCAGGCAATCAGCAGTGAGATTAAAAGAGGACAAAAAGAAGCATCCGAGGCAGTAGTTAAGGAAGTGAGCGCAACAATGACCCTTGAAGAAATTGCAGGGCATGTATTACACAGCAAGGGATTTATTGAGGGGTTAGAAGCAGTTTTAGAAATGGACTTAGGGGAGGATATTGAAGAATGAAACCAAACGTAACAGGGTATAGAATTTTAGTCGATCCAGAAGAGATCAAAGAAAAATGGCAATCAAATACACTCGATCTTGTAAAGGCAGAGGTAACAGTTGACACCGAAAAGAGAAACACAGTTATCGGGAAAGTTCTTCAGGTTGGGCCTGACTGTTACAAGAAAGATGATTGCGTCGGCCCTTGGTGTAAGGTAGGTGATATGGTTCTAATTAATCGCGGAGCCGGTTCAGCTTATTACGACAGAGACGACAATGAAAAGCTTTATTTAATAGTGAACGAGGAAGACATACAGGCAACCTTTTAGGGGGAATTATGAGCGAAGTTTTAGAACTTGCAAAAGAAATGGGATACAAAGAAGATTTTGAAGGCGATGGCAAGAAAACCCCCGCTGAATTTATCAAGCATAGCTCAACTATTATTAAGAATCAGTCAGGTAAGATCAAAGACGTTCTTAACAAAGTTACAGATCTTAGCGGTGTTATTAATGGAATGCAGAAAACTTTTAACACGACAATCGAAACAAACAGAGAGCAACACAAAGCAGACCTTGAGAAACAAAAACAAGATCTTGAAAATAAATTAGACACAGCAGTCAACGAATCAGATGTTGGGGAAGTTAAAAAGATTAGAAAGGAAATATCTGAGATTGACAAAAAAGTTGTTACGACTCCGAAAGAAGAAATAAGTGATGATCAGGCTTATTTCAATAAATGGAGTGAGGGCAAAAGATGGATAGAGTCAGATAAAAAATCAATAGCAGCTTTTAAGATAGCGCAAATAAAAGTAGTGGCGCAACACGGCGAAGGTCGGGGCGCAGAGTTTGAATTAAAAGAGATCGACAAATTGTTAAAAGAAGAATATCCCGAGAAATACGGGTTAAAACCGAAAGAAGATGCACCAGCGGGCGATGTTGGGAGCGGAGACGGTAAAAACAGCGTATCAACTAAAGTGCTGAAAATGTCAGATTTAACAGCCGACGAAAAAGGTTTTGTTGATAGATTGAAACGGCTACAGGGCAACAACTTCAACGAAAAGGTTACACTGGCAAGCGTGAAAAATACAAGAGCAGCAGCAACAAAAAGGAGAGCTTAATAATGGGGAAACTAAGAGAGAAAAAATATAAAACAGTGAGCAGGCAGAGACGACGAATGGACCAAAACCTGACAACAGGCAGAAAAAACGTTCTGATCGTTCCTGAAGATATGCTCGATAGAGATAAATTTGTTTACATGATCGTAAATGAAGATGCTGGCAACGTTGAATACCATGAATCACTTGATTATGACCTTGTTCGTAATATGCCTGAAGTTATTGTAGGCGATGATAACGCAGACAAGGCGAAACAAGACGGTTCAGTTGTAAGACTAAGCGTTGGTGGTGGTAAGACTGCTGTTTTAATGTCAAAACCGATAGAATGGTACAAGGCAGATAAAGCAGCAGAGGAGAAGCGCCTCCAAACGATGGACAAAGAAATGGAGGCTAAAAATAAAAAAGAACATGAAAATTTTACATAAGGAATATAACAGATGGCAAATAACGACGCTAAACAGGGCTTAATCCTTCAGCAGGGATCGTCCGGTATCACAAAATTGACTAAGGTTTTCTTTGATGCGGCAGATGGGACAGCAGCTTTTATTGGCGATGCTCTCAAGTTGGACCAAACAAACGGCGGAGACGCGGAAGGAACGCCAGCAATGGTACAGGCAGCAGCTACAAACGAAATTGCAGCGGTACTTGTTGGAATGGACGTTGAAGACTCAGCCACTAACGATAAAAAATATCGTGTTGCATCTACAGATAGATACGGGTTTGCAGTAGTTCTTGGTATCAAGGATGCAGTTTTTGCAATCCAGGAAGATTCAGTAGGCGGCGCATTAACGGCTGACGATGTTGGTAAGATGTTTGATCTTATCGTAGCGGCAGGGGATACCACAACCGGAAGATCTGGCATGGAAATTGATAGTTCAAGTGCAAGTACTTCCGATGGTCAAGTAACACTACTACGCCCATTGCAAATTCCTGGTAACGCCATTGGGGATAATTGTGTGTGGGAAGTTCAAATTAATGAGGCATCATTCCGATAGGGGGATTTTACAATGACTATGACAAGTAATGATATACGCGAACTCCTTTGGAATACGCTTGAAGGTATCTATGGTACGGCTTATACAGATTATACGCCGGAATGTTACGAAATGTTTACAGAAAGAGCCGGTGAAGGTCCGTATATTCGTGAAACTGGTTTTTCAGGTCTTGGCTATGCTCGTAAAAAAGCAGAAGGGCAGGGGATCTCTTATGATGATATGAGTACCACGTTTACGGCAGAATATCAGCCGGACGTTTGGGCGCTTGGATTCAGGATCACAGAAGAGGCCTTTGATGATAATAAGTATATGGAAGTCGGCCTCGATAAGACAGAGCACCTTATCAGAAGCATGAAGCAGACCAAGGAGATTGTTCATGCTCGTATCTATGATCGTGCTTTTAATTCTGCCTACGCTGTCGCTGATGGTATCGAACTTTGCTCTCTGGTACACAAAATTTATGGCGGTGGAACATACGCAAATGAACTTGCTACTCCTGCGAACTTATCAGAATCAGCAGTTGAACAGGCTTGTATTGATATTGCAAAGCTCCGAGACGACAGAGGTTTATTGCTGAATATTAAACCCCAAAAGCTGATTACGTCGACTGATAACGGTTTTAATACTGCAAGAATCCTTGACAGTCAGGGACGACCTGGAACAACTGACAACGATATCAATGCTATTAAAGCATTAGGCGTTATACCAAGCTCGATGATATCACATTATGTTGAAAGTGCGACACAGTGGTTTATTAAGACAGACTGCCCAAAAGGTATGCAGTCATTCACTCTTAAAAAGCCTACTTTCTCAAGAATGAACGATTGGGAAACCGGAGACTTCAAGTCTAAAGGTTCCGAGCGTTATGTTCCTGGTAACACTGACCCCCGTGGAATTTTTGGTTCCGCTGGTGCTTGATAGGGAGGTAGACTATGAGTGCTTCACATGTATCAGGCCCGCTTTATTCTGAGAATGGGTTCTTCGGCGATCTTAACCAAGTAACCGTTGCCGCAGAAGTCGCTGAAGGTGCAACCGGGACAGGTGTTGCGCCTTCAGTAACAAGGCAAACGTTGAACGGTATTATCATTACATCTCTAAAGATAGACTTAACAGGCCTTGCAAGCGTTGCGACTGCAAATGATGTTATCGGCGCTTCGGGTGGGTCTTCTGATATTGCTTTTATAGGTCAGAATGTTCTTGTTGACAATGGCGTGATTTTTAAAACAGAGTTTACGTGTATAGAAACGCCTGTAGGTGGTGATAATGATGTTAATGTTGTTTCTAATGTTTCGGCAATTCTTGAAGTTGACGGCGCAGGAGGTACGACATATATTAGTAATAGCGGTGATTTGGTAGCTGGGCAAACTATACAAAACCTTGTTCCAGCGATAACAGCAGACCACTATTACTACTTGACAGCGGGAACAGGAGACACGGCAGCGGCTTACACCGCAGGGCAGTACATCTTGACTACTTATGGACATGCAATATTGACGTAAGAGGTGTTAAATGCAATTTGAAGGTTATATCCACGGTGCTTACTTAGTAGATTGTGACAGATGCGGTCACACATATTATAATTACCAAACAAGCATAGAGGGTTACACCGGATTAAGGGTATGTCGCGAGTGTTTAGATAAAACTCCGACATACCCAACACCTCCACCAGACAAAATCAGCGTCCCAAATCCAAGACCAGAACAAGAGGCTCCAGCGTATGGCAACACAAACATAACGGAGCAATCAGGCGTTAATTTATTCCCTGACCCTTTCATTGATCCTATCAATGACGGCTTGTGGTCTTCCGGCACAACATCACAAATGCACGTTGAATCTGAGTACTTCTCTAAGAAATTAAATACTCAAACAGCAAACGTGTCAGTTTCAGGCTTAACTATCGGCACAACTTACAGAATAAAAGCGAGTGTGTGGGCTTCAGTTCCGCCACAAATTTTAATCGATGGCACTCAATCAGGGCTTTTCGTTGAAACACTCAGTCTTGAGCAATGGTCATCTGATCTTGCTTATTTTGTAGCAACAGCAGAAACGGCGGTAATATCGTTTGATGCCGGATCGTCGGATACGTGGTTTGATAGTATTTACATACAAGAATTTCAAGAAATAGAAACATACTTAACGCCATCACAACAAGTCGATAACGAAAAACCCAAAACTGTAACAGTAGATTTAAGCACACAACCAACAATATATGATTTCTTTGCTTTTGACGATGACACAGACTTTAACTCTACAGGTTTTGACGATGGAACCTTAGTTGATATATTGGAGTAAAAATGAGCACTTGGCAGAAATTAATAAAAGACGCTTTAGTTTTATGCGGTAGGTCAGCAGAAAATGACGTTCCAAGCGGCCACAAACTCAACACGGCAATAACAGAATTAAATGATTTGCTCGGAGAGTGGGAAGGTGAAGATATTGGATTATGGAACGAGGTTAAATATAAATTTTGTGTGACCCCGGGTAAACCATCATACACAGTCGGCACAGGTCAAGATATTGATATTAATCACCCGCTTGAAATAGTTGAAATGAGATCAAAGATTATAGCCGGAGCAGTCACATACAAAGGCACGATAACCATTGCAGCTTTTTTGGCTCTTGTTGTTGGGACAGAGGGCGATTATTACCAGTTTACAGACTCCAACGATGATATTGCAATTGACGACTATGGAGTTTTAAATAACGGCATAGCGGCATTAATAACAACAGACGATTATACAGCTCTAAACGACAACGGAACATACATACAACTATCTGAAAAGATGGAAAACGATTTTGTTGATTTACCAAGTAAACAGACTCAAGGAACGCCGGTAATTTTCCACTATTCGCCAGGGACAACAATCGGAACCTTAGAACTTTGGCGAACAGGTGTGGCAGGCCATCAGATATTTTTCACATCTTACGAGGGGTGGGAAGAAGTCACAACGAGCAACATAACCGATGCAATAAATTTCCCTAAGTCTTGGCGCTCAGCTTTAAAATATAGTTTGGCCGTTGCAATTGGTATACAAGTAGGAACCCCGAGCGAAAAACTTGACAAAATTAAAATGCAGGCAACAGCGAAGCTTGAAAAAGTAATTAACTCGAACGCTACAAAAGGGAGTGTAACCTTTCATGTCGGTTAAATTACCGTTTAATATAATTGGTGGCGCTTACGAAGGTAGGGACCGAAACAATATACAAGAGTTAATCAATATGTATGTTGAAGTAGATAAAGAGGGTGGAGACGCTCAAGCTTATTTACGGGGCACTCACGGATTGGCACAGTGGTTTGATTCTGAAGAATCCGACGAGGTGAGAGGGTTTGATATTTTCGCTGGTGTTCTCCATGCTGTAATAGGTGACACTCTGTACAGTATAACTGGACCATCGGGGGCAGGCGGTATAAAAACAGCAAAAGGAACCCTTAATACTTCCGCAGGCCAATGTCAGATATTCAACGACGGAACAAAAATGGCCGTTTGTGATGGCGCTAATGTTTACAGTCAATCAGGTGTTACGCTAACATTAGTCAGAACAGCTTCAAACATGACATATCAAGATGGTTGGTTTATAATATCAGTTCCAGAAACAGGGAGCGCCCTTGCATCAACTGATTTATCATCGTGGGTAAGTATATCAGCGGAAGGATACCCGGATATTATTGTGAGTCTATTGTCAGATCACAAAGACATGATCATTTTCGGTGCTAATAGTATAGAGATAGATTATACCACTGGAAGCGCGGTATTACCTTTTAAAATTGGAGCCGGTGGTTTTATTGAAACTGGATGTGGTGCTAAATATTCACCCACAAAAGTCAACAACCTTGTTTATTTTTTAGATGATAATTTTCAGGTACGTGTTTTATCAGGAAGACAAACGCAAATAGTGTCTACTCCTGCAATAGATTTCCAAATTAGTAGCCTAATAGATCCGCAAGAAGCAATAGGGTATACTTATAGTATCGAAGGTCACGTTGTTTACGTTTTAACCTTTCCAGGCGCTAACATAACATATTGTTTTGACACCTCCACTACAGTATGGTATAAGTGGAGTACAGGCGGTTACAATAACCGGCATACGTCAAATTGTTTTATTCGTTACAGTGGTAAAAATTTAGTAGGCGATAAAGAGAACGGCATCATTTACGAGATTGATCCATCCAGCAGGTTAGACGGCACGTTGCCGATCTACCGTGAGCGAACCACCCAATACACGCACATAGAGTCACGAACCACCTTTTTCGAAAGGTTGTTGCTTGAGATACAAACAGCAACAGAAATAACTGGAGATCCGCAGATTATGCTTGATTATTCTGATGATTTTGGGAAAACATGGAGTACTGTAATTCATGAGTCATTGGGTAAGGTCGGGCAATTCCTGCAAAGGGTTGAATTTTATTCTTTAGGTTCAGCAACACATAGAGCTTTTAGAATAAGAATTACAGATGAATTTTTTGTATCAATGCAAAGAGCGTATTTATTCGGTGGTGTATCATGGGAATAGAAGAACCTCCAATAAGATCAACAGTGCTCGACAAAGGTGGCTTTTTAACAAGACCGTGGAGAGATTGGTTACAAACTTTAACTGATGCAATAAACAACACGAATACAATCGATGTAGTAATACAGGTTACACCTACGGTTGAAACGGAAGAAATAACATACATTAACGGTGCAGAATGATAAGGTGCGGCGCAGAATACATTCCTTTTATCGACAAAATTTTGACAGACCCGTCAATATATCCGCTTATTTCTGACGACCAATCGCCGCGTAGAGAAGATTTTACAGTTCAGGTTTTAATGCAAAACGAAAACGTACACGCTTTATGCCCCAATAAAAACACGGTTATATTGTTTTTACCGAAAAACGGCGTAACATGGGAGATCCACTATCATGTTTTAAAAGCTGGTCGTGGCGAAGAAATAAGAAAAATAACACCAGAGATATTAAAATACGCTTTCACTAAAATAGAAAATTGTAAAAAGCTTATTTGCTCAATATCAGAACTTCATAAAAACGTCATAGACTTTTCAACATCAATGGGAATGAAACACGAAGGACGTAGGAAAAGCTCTGTGCAAAAGAACAATATTCTCTATGATGAAATATTATTGGGAATGAGGAGAACAGAATGGGAACAGCTTTAGCAATAGGCGGGAGTATGCTTGTAGGTGGAGCAGCTTCAATATACGGCGCTCATGAGTCAGGGAAAGCAGCCGAAAAAGCAGCCGATATTTCAGCAGCAGGCACAAGATATGCAGCGGATTTGGGACAAAAGCAATTCGAGCAAACGAGAGAAGACCAATTACCGTGGATGGAAGCAGGAGAACGGGCGCTTGGTACTCTTGAGGAAATGATGGGTAACAGGCCGAGCATGGAGGACTTTGAAATGTCCGACTATGCTAATTTTATGAGAGATGAAGGCTTAAAAGGTATCGAGGCAAAATCAAGGGCCGGAGGATATTACAACACCGGAGCAACATCAAGGGAAATGCTTGATTATTCTCAAAACGTAGCCGGTAGAGATTACGACAATTATCTTAACCAGTACTACCAATCAATGAACCCTTATATGTCAATGGCTGGAATGGGGCAACAGCAAGTAAACACAATGGGGCAAATGGGCGCACAGAACGCAGCAAACCAGGGCAGTTATGCAATGTCTGGAGCGAACGCGCAAGCACAGGGTGTAATAGGAAAGGCTGACGCTTATAACCAAGGACTTCAAAACGTCACAGGCTTATTAATGGGTGGAATGCAATATGCTGGCGGGCAAGGTGGCGGTGGTGGCGTTGGTGGTGGCGGTACATATAGCCTCCCCAATAATTGGTCTGGTAGAGCATCCGGTGATGGCTCGTACACGTCAATGTGGGAGGATTAAAAAATGACTCAATTTGACTTAAGCAAAGCCTTTCAAGTCGGCAACCAGATGAACCAAGCCGCTAACTATTACGGCGACAGGCAAAGATTGCAGAAACAGCAGCAAAGGACAAACGCACTCCAAGATTATAGCATGGGGTTAAAAAAACAAGCAGTTGACCAAAAAAGCCAAGACGCGGCCAGAAAAGACTTAGGGTTAATTATTGGGAATATGAAAACAGACGACCCTAATTTTGAAGTAAATATAGGCAAGGCTGTTAATTGGTATAAAGGCCGGAATCCTCACGAAGCTGACGAGGTATCACAGTTTGAACAAATGCCGACAGAAGAGAAAAAACAATACATCGGCAATTTAAGAAGTCAGATGGGGCTTGATAAGCCTAAGCCATCAGAGCAGCTGACAATATACGGACCTGACGGAGCTACTAAAAGAGTTCCGGTTGAAAAAGGTAAGGAATTTATACCGGAAGAGGGTTGGAGTTTAGCAAAGCCAGCAATCCCGAAAGGAGGAGCAGGCGCAAGGCCACACATAGCAAAGTTAATGGCTGATGGTTGGTTACCAAGTGGTAGGATAACTGGCCCAATGTTAGACGCATTCGAAGCGGCAGCGGAAAAAGCTGAAGAATTAGGGCAGCCACTTACTATTGATAAACTTAGGAAAATGGATTTTGAAGCCACTAAGAATAGGCGAACAGGCGCAACGGCTGGTGGTAGGTTAACAAGAGCCAGAGCGCAAAATATAGAATCAGGTATGGAATTGCTTCAGGAAATGAAGGTGACAGCAAATAACCTTGATTTTTCAAACATTAAGCTGAAAGGCAAGTTTGAAGCATGGAAAAAGGGACAATTAAATGACCCGGTACTTGCTGAGTATATGACGCAAAGAGCAGATTCACTTTTTATTATTACATCCGCCATGAAAATGAACGGCGTAACTGACAAAGCTATTGAAATAGAGGAAGAGGCATTCCCGGTAGAATCATCGCCGCGAGTTTTCAACGCATGGTTTAGAACGCAGATGAGAGGCTTGGCAAGAACAGGTAGACTTATGAATAGAGATTACGGGTATGGAATTAAATTGCCGGATGAGTACACCGAGGGGCATCAGGGGCAGCCAAAAGAAAAACAAAAATACACAGAAGGCCAAACCGCAAACGGTGGAAAGCTTATTTTTTCCGGTGGAGTTTGGAAGGATAATATATAATGGCTGAATACGGCGCAGAACTACCAGAAGGCTTCGCACTTGACGAGCCAGAGCAGAAAACATACGGCGCTGAATTGCCTGAAGGGTTTACGCTTGACGAACCGGGGCAGGAATTAAAACCAATAGACCCTTCACAGCTCGGCAGTGCCGGAACCTTATTTAAAAGAATTGGAGATGTCACAAAAGAAGGCGTTAAATCAGGAATACATCTTGCGAGACCAACAATTGAAGGCTTGTCTTCAGTAGCGGGCGCGACAGGTGGTTTGGCTTTAGGCGCACCAGCAGGACCACTGGCACCAGTAGTAGCGGCGGCAGGTGCAGCAGGAGGATACACAGCAGCTAAAAACGTATTGGACTATTTAGAAGACTCTGTAACTCTACCGCCAGAAGTAAAAACACGACCAGCCATGAAACAAATTACAAACCAGCTCCAAGACTTTAAAACAGGTTTGACTTTTGAGTTTGGCGGACCAGCAGCAATGAAAATTTTATCATTAGCAGGTCGCGGCGTTTCTGGTGGATTCAATAAAGTTAAGGATCTTGTGAGAAAAAATACACCGGCAATGACAGAAGAACAAGTTTCAAAACGGGCAGCCGAGATAATCCAAGAGAACCGGGGGCACTTGGCGCAATATGATAAAAACCTTGCAGAATCAATAAGTGTGGGTGATGAGGTTCCGGGCTTTAAATCCACCATCGGACAGAAGACCGGAGATCCCGGCCTAATTAAACTTCAAAGAGGCTTAGAATCAAAATCAGGTGTAGCCGCAGAATTAGACCAGGTTCAGCAAGCCGAAAACGTGGAAGCTATCGAAAACTTTCTAACATCTAAATTCCAAGGTGGTCAAACTATTGGCGATGTTGTCAGCGAATTGGCAACTCAGAAGGCAACGTTAAGAGCCGGAGCAGAGACAGCAGAAAGAACAGCAAAGGCAACCGAAGCGGCAATACCGACAGAAACGCCACAGGTAACAGGCAAGAAAATTACCGAGACCATAAAAGAAGTTCAGGAGCCTGTAAAAAAACTTGAAAAAGAATATTGGGACAAAGTACCTAATTACGAAATGGCTCCGGCAAACACAGAAACAGTTTTCAAGGAATTAGCTGCGGAACCGTCAACAGCGCAAAAAATAGTAAAACAGCACTATGAAAACTATAAGCTAAGACCAAAGACAATAAAAGGGCTTCAAACGGCTGAAAGAGAGCTGAACGATGTGATATTTGACGTTAACGCAGATAAGACAGCAAAACGGGCGCTTGGTCAAATCAAAACAGCAATAAACGAAGATTTCAGACTATTAGGCGAAGCAGCGGAAAAGGGAGACTTTGCAACGATTAAAGGTAAAGTTGTTCATCCTAAGCAGATGCAAAAAAAGTTAGCAGAAACAGAGGCTAAATTACTAAAAGAGGGTGTAGAAACAGCAGTAGCAAAACCAGACATAAAAGCAATTGAAAAACGAATACAAGATGAAAACATACCCGGCATGATGAGACAGGTTCAAGAACCGATTGAGCAATGGGAAAACCGAATGGTCAAAAGTTATAAAACTAATTTTGGCGATCCTCCGATGTTAAAGGCTAAAGAAAAAGCTATCGTCACACACTTAAAGGAAACAAAAGCAACCCTTGAAACCCAACTTGCAGAAGCCGAACCAGCAAAGAACGCGGCTATTGCATATCAAAACGCAAAAGATTTTAGCAAAAGCCAAATACATGACCGATTCAGGACAGGCGTAATGGACGAACTTGAAATGGCTGGAAAGTTTCAAGGCGGAAAGAAATTACCAGCAGAAAAAAGACCGTTGAAACTGATGGACGTTGAAAGCGCCGATAAATTTATTAATGCAGTCGGTCCAGAAAAAGCCGGTAATATCATGTTAAGGCATTACGCAGATGATATGGCTAATAAAGTTAAATACGGTGATGACGGAATATTGAACGCTCCAGGTCTTAATAACTGGTTAAAGAAAAATGAAAAGGTTTTAGAACGATACGGAATTAAAGACCAGTTTACAACAGCAGAAAAAGCACATAAATCATTACAGCAGGCCCGAATAGCTGAGGCGGATTTTAGTAAATCGATTGCAGCAAAAATGCTGAACTCTGACCCGCAAAATGCAGTCGCGAGAGCTTTTGAAGGTGGGGAAGGTATCAGCGGAAAGAATACCGGCGATATTATGCGGAACCTCATAAAGCGAGTCAAGGGAAATAAAGATGCTGTAAAAGGACTTGAAAACGGCTTTAAGGATTTCATGTACGAGCAGGCTAAAACAACGGCCAAAACGTTAAAAGGTAAAGACCAACTGAGCAAAGCAACTCTTGATAAATCATTAAGAAAGTACGCGCCAGCAATGGCGGTATTATACAAAGGTCAATCAGACAAAATAAAAGCATTACAGACAGTAAGAAAAGCATTGTTGATTATGAATAGAACAGCAAAAGGTGTTGGTGGTGGACCGGATACGGCGGAGAAAATGAGCGCAATAGCAAGCGTAATTGGTTCAATAGCTCATATCCCCGGAATAAGCTATACATTAAAACTTGGCAAGTTAGGACTTGGAAAACTAAAAAACCTCAACGAAAAAGAAACCAGTGATTTTATAGCCAAGCTTTTATATGATCCTGATCTTGCTAAAATAATTGAAAAGGCATCCAGAAAGAAACCGCCTGTAAAAATAATAGAAAGAGAATTACTAAACTATATGGACAGGGCAAAAATGGAAATAATAGATAGGGCATTGGCTACAGACGAGGAGAAGTAATGACAACACTAATAACAAATAGCCAGTTCAAGCAATTCGACGCAAATGGCAAACCTTTGGCCGGTGGGTTGATCCATACTTACATCGTTGGAACAACAACCGACAAAGTAACGTATCAAGACGAGGACAACACCGTTGCTCACGAAAACCCTATTGCCTTAGACTCATGGGGAGAGGCCACAATATGGATTGACGGGGATACAAGATTTTATATCACGGATGCAGCCGGGGCAGAGATTAGGAATTACCCAAGCTTCGACGATGGCGGTGGTGGTGCAAACCCTGAATACCCTGTTAACCCTTCACCAGACGGGGCCGTTTTAAGATCGTCGGCAACAGAAACCGGTTATATTAAAATTCAGTTACCAATGGGAGAATGGCCCGATACTAAATTAATGTTCGACCTCATGGTATATGATGACGCAACCGGTGAAACCTTCACTATGACATTAGGCGGGTACGCAAACAGCGCCGCAGAAGAATGGCAAAATACAACAGCAATAACAAATAATAATATTAGTTACGCTGTGCAATTCGGGCATGATGGAACATACCCGGCTATTTATATCGGCGCTGTGGATAGCGAATGGGACATGCCACAAATTGCCGTCGTTAACTTTTTAGCCGGTGAATTTTCTTATACCTGGAGCGATTGGGATAACGGATGGGTTGTAAGTGTTACAACGTCTATCGGCACAATAACAGACACACCAACCTTAATAAAAAAATATGCCCTTGCGAGTAATGCTGAAACAATTACCGGAACGGAAGCGGGGAAAGTAATTACACCAGCATCATTAAATAGCCGGACATCAACAGAGGAAAGAACCGGCATACTCGAACTTGCGACTGTAGCCGAGGCGGTAGCCGGGACAGACGCAGAGAGAGCAGTAACCCCAGCAGGTTTAGTAGCTGCCGCAGTTGATGCCCTAAATGGTATGTGGGGCGATTGGGTCACATTAACACCGGTATCTGGAGTAGTGCAGGGAGTCCCCATAATGAGGTATAGGGTTGCGGCTGATGGTAGATCTATTCATATCTGTGGCGTATTCACAACAACTGGAAACTATCTGGGAACGGACGAGAGGCAACTCTCAGGAACGAGCATAACACAACCTGACTATGATCAATATTTCTCTGGGACTGTAGGGGCTTCTCCTGCCAATGCTTTGTGGGGTTTTGTTTTAACTGACGGAGGAACATTGAGAGCTTTATCAGACGGAGGCATGAATATAGGTGAATATAAATTTAACGCTATTCTACCGCTGGATTAATAAGCAGGCAATATGAAAGTTTTTATTTTAATACTATTTTTAATCGCAATTCCAAAAGCTGGCGAATCTGCGTGGACTCAAGAAAAAACCGCAAGAGAACTGGTTTTTTTGGCGACCATATACAACGATTGGAGACAAACGCTCGTAATAGCTAAAACACCTTGGAGGGGTGAGAAAAACAAAATATTAGGCTCAAGGCCACATAGAGATAATGTTAATATATATTTTGGGGGATGCGTTGCCGGTCATGCGTTAATAACCTATGCGTTGCCCGATAATTATGCTAAAATATGGCAAGATACATGGATCGGGATAGAGAGTCGTGTTTCCGACAGCAATATAAGTAAAGGTCACTCAAGTTGGGGATCTGTAGAGTATAGATTGGCACAGACTGTATATTTTTAAAAAGGAGCAATTATGAAACACATAGTAACTTTTACAGAGGCATTGCTAAACGCAGCAAAAACGGTAAACATTCCCGGCGATTTTGACAATTACCGCAGGGGGCAGTATTTAACAGAGGTTGAAATAACTATGGAATTTACCGGCACTACAGCCGGAACTTTAGCTATTACAGCAAACAGAATAGGTTCCTCCGTTCCTGTAATACCAGATTCAAACGGAACTATAACACCGACTCAAAATGTTTCGCAAAGCGTTACTTTTTACGGTTCATTTGACTCAGTAACTATTACCCCTGATGCTACCTTTATATTAGCAGCCGGAACATATGAATTAATTATTAACGCAGGGGAAACGGAATGATAAGTCGTAGGCGAGCAGCCGGGGGAGCTTTTACAGGAATACCGTTTACAGGAATACTATTTGATGGTTTTCCGTTTACAGGATTTTTTTTCGGAGAGATCATTGGAGAGCTACCGGAAGGTAGTTTTTGGAATGATAATCTTAACGATGCGTGGGATGAAACTTTAGACAGCAGGTGGGACAAAATATGAAAAAGATATTGACCGTAATATTACTATTAGCTCTTAGCTTTAACACTTCACAAGCTGCTCGTATCGATATTGAGGATGCAAAAAACGCAAACCCTGGAATATATACAGAAGGCGATGCGTGGATAGATTTGGATTCTATGACAGCGGAGTTATACAATCCAGTATCGGTGAAACTAACTCCAACGACTGGCGTAGCACACACCGAAGGGTTATTTTATTACGACAGCGTTAAAAAAGCTTTTACGGCATACAACGATGAACCTGATGTGTCTCAGCAAATGGGGCAAGAAGGTTGGATTCGTGTTTATAATGACAGCGGAGATGATATCCAAGACGGTAAAATATGCTACCTATCAGGCGAAACAACAGGCGGGTTAACAGTTGATCTTGCTATCGCTAATGATGCCGCTAAATGCTTGGGAACTATTGGCTGGGCTACCCATACAATAGAGGATGGAACATGGGGATATATCACAAGATGGGGACTGTTGAATAACCAAAACACATTCGGAGAAACCGCAGTTGCTAAGTTATGGTTATCCGCAACTTCAGCGGGAGACTATATTACAACGCCCCCGACATCGCCAAATTATATGATCGGTGTAGGGACGATGGGCAATATCAACGCCACTACAGGAACTATAGATGTCGCTGTAAGTATAGGAACAAATACAAGCGGTGTTATTAAGATATTTAATGGCGCTGTTCTGGAAGACACAAGCATAGTTATAGCCAGCAACGGCGTAGATACAGTCACTCTGTCTTATGAGAAAAGTGGCGGCGGCGATTTATCATTATTTTTCAATGGTGGCTTTGAAATTATTGACACAACTCCTGCCGCAGAAATAAGCTTGACAGTTGGGTCAGATATAGCACCTACTATGAATTATGTTTTTATTCCAGAAACAACAATGGTTTTAACTGCGAGTACCGCAGGATTCCCAAGCGCTCAACATGTGCCTGTGGCTACCGTACTTGTCCAGAGTGCCCCATCGGTTGACACAGACGGGGCCTATAAAGTGCATGCTTGGACAGATCACTTAGAGGGTGCAGACGAGCAGGGACACTTAGCACACGTTAATCATTGGATTAGACACCAGCATGCGACATGGAACAGCGGTGGTTTGTTAACACCAGCAATAACCGTTAACGGTGGAGCTATTGACAACGTTGATATCGGGGTAACTTCTGCGTCTGTATTGCAATTGCATGACCATAACTACCCTGCTTTTGATACAGCAACAGGTAGTCATACATATGTGGTTAATGACGACACAACAGCTTATAATAGAATAACTGATTTAAACACTATCGATGAAGATTCAACAGGGGCCACATTAAGAAGTAACAATACTTATTATTCACTTATTATTTGGGGTAGCGTTTCTGAATCGTCTGGCGATTCACAGTTATTCATCAATTTACCAGGCGGTTTTTACGCAACAACTATTGGTGTAGTTGATGACCTTAACAAGCATAGTAACTATACTATACCAAGTGAATTTAAGGGCACAGGTTTTTTAATAGCAAGGCTATCTATGAGATATCAAACCGCAGATTCCGGTACAATAACAGTTATCGAAACAGAAGACTTGAGAGGCCTTATACCTTCTACTGCCGCGGGTGGTGGCGGAGCTTCTGGTGGCGTAGAATTTCCTGATAATTTATTTAGAGTGCAGAATGTCGCCGATGTAACAAGGCAAATAGCTTTTGACGCTTCAGGAATAACAACCGGAAATACAAGAACGATAACAATGACCGATAGCGATTTCGACTTAAACAATATTGTAAAAAGCACAACCCCAACCGTTGCCGGGAATATCCCAATATACACCGGGACAGATGGATTAGAGGTGGAAGATTCAGGGGCATCTATTGATTCAAATGGATTGTCATTAGCTCCCGGCTCAGATCCTAATTTAACATTTCAGGACTCAGATGCTCCGGGTTCTGGTGCAACCGATAAATATACGAGTAGGATTACAGGGCCATATATAGATGGTGCTGAAGACGCTGAAAACTCTGATTTACTTTTTTATATCCAACAAGCGGGATCTTTTGTTTTGTCTTTTTGGGTGGATGAGTCAACGGATACAGTAATTTTTGAAAAAAATACAACGTTGCAGGACGGTGATATAACTGAAAACGAAATAGCGGATTTAACGTTTACCACTGACACGGTTATTACCAGCACACTTGTTATAGATGCATCTATATCAGAACACAATGTGATTATAGATGAAAATGTGACTATTACATTTAGCAATGTACCCAACGCCGGGGATAGAAGGTATATCGGTTTATGGACAGAGCAAACAGCAGGAGATTACACAGTCACGATAGGCGGTGTAACAGTGGACCTTACCGCATCAGGTAAAGATATTGTTGTCGTTTCCTTTAGTGGTACGTCTATTATTAATGCTGTAGTAGCGCAGGCTGATGTCAATTAGGAGTTTTTAAATTATGAAAAGAATATTTCTATCAATACTTTTAGTTTTACTTTTTGCGCTACCTTCAAATTCAGCAGTTTACGATGATGCAATAGCCGATTGGAGACAATCAGGAACAACGGACAACGAAAGACGTGCGGATAGCTCTACCAATGGTTACGACGCCACCATAGCAGGCACAACACCGTTAACTTCCACAGTCGACCACGATTCAAACGCCAATAGTGCTGTTGATTACAACGGTACTGACCAATACATGACAGTTGACGCCGCCGCTATACAGAATATTACTACAGGCGATGTTTCTGGTACGAGTTGGATAATGTATGATACTACTGTTTACACCGATATATTTTGGACAATACCATTTACGTCTGGTTTAGTTTATAAATTTGCTTTAGCTGGTGGGTTTAACACAGGTAATTTAGATTTTACAATTAATACCACAGAAGGCGGCACAGAAACACACACAATAGAAATTGCGGCTAATCTATCTCCTGATGTATACTACAATGTAACATGGGTAAAAGATGGTGCATCATTAAAAATATGGCTCGATAATGTATTGGAAATTGATGTTACATTGGGTGGTACTACTTTAGTGGCGGGTTTGGAAACAAATATAGGTGTCAGTTTCACAGCATTCCCTTTTTATCATACTGGACCTATTGACCGTGTATCATTTTGGGATAGAGCATTAACAACAGATGACGTAGAAGAAATTTATACAGGTATAATACCAAACGCTATTACAATTAACGAACCTGCTATTGATGGTATAGTAAATCCTTATGATTCAAATGGTCAATTTAGTCAATTATTAACAGGTACATATGCAGGTACTTTAACTAATCCAATAGTACGTGTATTAAGAAAATCTGATGACCAACCTGTACTCGTAAATGGTAATCTTTCTAATACACTAACAGGTCAATCAGTAGCAGGTGGTGTATGGTCTGGAACTTTATCAGGTATACCAAAAGGCTTTTATTATTATTTTGAGATAAGTAAGAGTAATGATCCTCCGATAATAGACGTAACATCTAATAATTATGGTGTTGGGTATTTGATGGGGGAAGGTGGTCAATCTAACCCGTTTAGAATGGGTACAGAGGGCACAGGCACACCGTCTGATCAGACAAGAAAGTTTAACGGTACAGCATGGGTTACGGTCACTGGTTTGGGTGATACTAATATGCTTAATCAGATATCTTCAGATTTAGGTTGTGTTGCCGGAGTTGTGAACTACTCTGTTGGCGGTGCTGCTCTAATGGAGAAAAATGATTTAGGCCCATTATTTTTATGGTGGTCAAATGCGGTAAATCCATCGGACAACTACGATACTTTTCTGGCGTGGGTTACTGCAGCTTCTGGTGGTGTCTTAAACGGTTTTATATGGTGGCAAGATGAAACCGATTGTATCGGAGATATAACAGGCTACAAAGCTGCTGAAATCGCGTTCATGACTGATCAAATCAGAACAGACATCACCTATTCTGGAACGGGTGTTCTCCCCTCTTTTGTTATGTTACATGGTAGGTGGACAAACTCAGGTTTTACAGTTACCGATGCTGATTGGACACAAACAAGTGATTGGAAAACAGAAAATTTCAACGAAGGGTTGTTTCAGGGAATTGGTACGGTAATTGATTTTGCTGAATCAGTACCAGGACACATATCAGGAACCAATTATACTCAAGCAGGTTTAAGAATTGCAAGATGGGCTGGGTATCAGGAAGGTATTTTCACAGACTATCAATCACCGACAGCTAACACAATCAGTAGAGTAAGTAACCTGTTAACAAATGTTAATATGGGGCTTTACTATGGCGATACTATAACTGGTGGTGACGGTTTCGATGTTAATATAGGGACTCTTATTACACCCAACTGGATTGCGGCATCCGGTGCTGTATTAAATGCGACAACAATACAATTAACGCATACAACAGGTACAGTAGTTGAGGCAAGGTATATGTATGGGAGTTTTGACGCAACAGCGCCTACTGGTTCAATAACAAGAGATAATTCAGCTTTATCTTTACCTGTACTACAATCGGGTAGTATACCTCTGTTGATAATACAAGAAAACCCCGCAATGTTAATGATGCTATTTAGGCAGAGTTATACACCATCGGTCGGTGGTGGCGGAACAGTAACATATGGATCTACGGGAGTGTCTTCGGCGGTTGTGGGAAACACCACATTAACATTGGCTCCGCCTGCGGGCATATCAGACGGGGAATTTTTAGGGGCGGTTGTTTTCGATGATACTGACCAACCGTTAACAGGTCTTGACGGTTTTACTTTGATTACGTCCCAAACCTCTTCAAGTTCTCGAATGTCTGTATTAAAAAAGATAGCTTCAAGTGAATCCGGCAGTTATGCTTTTTCGTCAGCGGGATCAAGTGATAAAGGTGGCTTTGTATTTAGGTGCTCAAAAACTTCGGGTACGTTTTCAACGTCTGTTTTTTCAAGTACATTTGTAGAATCTCCAACAACGACTATATCAAGTACGGCGGTTGACGTACCAGCAAATTCCATGTTGTTAATAGCGTACGGTAGTGATGACACTATAGCTCTATTGTCCGACCCCGCAGATGGTACAATGACAGAAATAGAGGGAACGGCTTTAGTATCGGGTAGGATGGCGGGATGGTATGAAGATTATATATCTCTTGAAAATAGCGTAACAGAATCAGTAACACCAAACACCGGTGCAGATCAGTCAATAATCTCCGTGGTAATTGAGGCAATATGAAAAAACTATTATGTTTAATACTATTATGCTTAATACCTTGTAATACACTCGCAACACCCACTATTAATAGTGTAAGTAGCGTAACACACGGCGCATCGGTTACGATATCTTCAGGCGCTTCAGATTTTACATCTAAACCAACCGCCAACCCGGTAGCATGGGATAACCTTGAAGATGGTGTTTGTGATACTACCGCTACAGTTGGAACATGGTCAACTACAAATGATTTACAAACCGATGATATTACAACAAATAATCAAAGAAATTCAAATTCTACTTACGCAGTAGACTATAATTTTACTGATGATCTTGTTGACAACAATGCCGCCTTTACGGGTGGGGCGGATAGTCAAGCATGGTATGGACAATACTGGTTTTATTTTCCTACGGGAACTGATTTTGCGGGACATATAGCAAACAATACTAAGTTCCTTCGCTTGTGGTCTACTTCTGGTGTTCCCATGGAAAATATTAGGGTCACATTTGAAGGTTATGACGTAAGTACGGCGATTGAAGATATATCAGGTGGAACATCAATTGATTGGGAACCTGTTATAACGGGTACAAATTGGGTTGATGAAATCTTTGATCATCCAGATCCCGGCTTTGTTGACCCAGGCAAGATGGGGTGGGGAGAGTTTGAAACTGATCTCGCAGGGCAGGTATGGCATCAAGTACAAATGGAGTATGTCGATTCTACGCCGGGAGTAGCAGACGGGCGAATACAAATATGGATAGACGGTAAACTTATCTTATCTCGCACAGCGTATCAAACAAGAGATTCTGGTGAAACATATTTTAAAAGGTGGAAGTATTTAGGGTTTGAAGAAACATATGGCGGAACGTCAGATGGGAACGAGCATGTTTTTTTTGATGATTATTACATCGATAATACTTTGGCAAGAGTTGAAATCGGGAATAACGCTGATTATGCCTTATGCACTATAAAAGAAATACAGCCACCTACAGCATGGAGTACAAGTTCTATTACTGTTACAGGCAACGTAGGATCTTTGACAGGTACGGCTTATGTTTTCGTTATTGATGTTGATGGTGTTGTTAACGAAACAGGTTTTGAGATTACAATAGGTGAAGCAAGCACAAATCCGGCAGTAGTGCTTGAAGCAGACAAAGAATCAACATCTCCCGCTACTTATACTGGCATAGCAACAGCGGAAGCAGGGCGTACTATTACAGGTGTTGTTTCTTCAAATGCGTACACAGTAACACCCGATGATGGTACGTGGGATGAGCAAATAGAATCTTTTACAGTTTCAGGAGTATTACCAACTGTTACAGATACATGTACCGCTACAGATTCAAGTGTTGAAACTGGTTTAGATAGTATTACGGTAACATTACCAACAGCGGCGACAGGTATAAGTGCGAGTAGTGTTGATTTAAATAGTGCAATTTTAAAATAGGCTACTATTAAAATGTTAGATATAATTAAAGAGTTGAAGAAGGAAAAGGAGTAACTATGGCAGAACCTACAGAGCTTCCGAAATGGGACGAGAACGAAACCAATGTTGAGGGAATTACGACGGAGCAAGAAGGCGACGGGTTTCCATTAAAAAACAAGCCAGCTTCCGGAACTTTCAACACTTGGATGCGAAATGTTTATAAATGGACTGAGTGGTTTCAGGAAAAGTTCACACAAGCTGAATCTGTAGACAGTATAGCAGATTTACGAGCAATAACATTCACTCCTGAAGACGGGCAAGTTGTCCACGTGACGGGTTATTATTCTTCAGTCGAAAATCAATATTGGAGTTTCCAGTGGGACCCGTCCAACTTAACAACAGAGGTTGCTGCAGATACAAAATCAATTTTTTATGTTGCACTTGACGTAGATTTAACAGGTGCAACTGGTGCATGGGTAAGGCTATGGGATAACAGCACCGTTAATGTAAGGTGGGCTGGTGCTAAAGGTGATGGCGCAACAAATGATTATGAAGCTATCCAGGCTTGCTTTGATCTATTGAAAGGTGACGATGCAACAGGAGGCAATAGGACTGCACAGGCTGTATATTTGCCAATGCCTGAAGCTGGTAAGTCATACGCGACTGAAAGCACTCTTGTGGTTGACGGTACTCATTCGGGTAAAATATATTCAGATGCTCCTTTAACAATTCGTTCAAGTGCTGGGGGTGCTGGCTATACCTTAATGTGGAACTCTACAGCAAAACTCCCAGTTATCCAGATAAAAGGCGGTACGGGAACACCTTCAAACCCTAATTTCCACCTCGTATTCGAAAATATTGGTATACTTGGGAGGCCAACATTCAGTTATACAACTTCAGAGGATGTCGCATTAGCTGGTTTTTATATCGGCAATTTAGATAGTGTTGTTGAATCGTCATTAATGAGAATGCTAACTATTAGAAATTGTGTTGTATCTAATGCCAGGTTTGGTTTTTATTCAGGTAGTCCTGAAAATCAAAATACCGATCATGCAAACATGGTTATTGAAAATTCAGAGTTTACGATTAATTATCAACAAGGCATACACTCAGGCACCGGCAACTCTATTTTAATGTTCAACAACTCTCAAAGTTCACAAAACGGTTTTGGATCTGCCACATATGCAGCAGATGGCTACTCCCCGCAAATCGGGTCCAATGTCTTTATTGAGGCCGGGTATGTATTCTTAAATAAATATGTTTCGGCTGGTGCTGATACTTTAAAGCCAGTTGATGCAGATATCTACCAATTATCCGGTGGTTGTTCAATTGATGGCGCTTGGAGTGATACAGAGGGTTTATTTTATGATCAAAGATCAGCAACTTTAAACGGTGGTACTGGTTATCAGATAGGAACGGTTGAGTCAGTCAGACATTTTTCAGGGACAATGGACGGTACAAACACGCCTAACTCAATGGCGATTAGAGTGCCAGGAACATCGGTATCAAGTTGCAACGTATATGGGAATATTGATATTATTTCAGGCTCAGGAGGCGCACCAATATTCTCAGGTATTCAATTTATCAGAGCAGGCGCTACTTTTACAGGGTCAGGCGTAGAAACTCAAAGATCATTAATAAATATCGGCAATGCCGAGAATAACGCTCAGATCTTAATGGGGGGCACAAACGCAACAACGCCCACACCTTTATCGTCAATAGGTAGCGTAGTTCCTCAACTTCTATCAGTCGGGACAGGACAAGCAGGTATAGGGCAAACAAATTCTATATTACAATGGTTGGGCGCTGATGTTGCAGATTCAAGCGGAACAATGGGTGTAAGTAATTTTGCAGATGGGTCGCTATATTTTCTAATTAACTGTTATACAACGGGTTCAGGAACTTTTACCGCAAACGTGGTTACGCAAGGTTGTATTAGAATAACAATAAGCCCGTTAACAGGCGTTGAAACTTCTTTATACGATCCAGTTGCAGGGGCTAATTTCCTCGAAGCTGATTGGGTTCAAGCTGGGTTTGTGACAAAAGCTGGATTAGGAGACAACTACAGAGAGCAAGCCGTTATAATGCCACCAAAAGCAGCGGCAGACCCCACCTTTTCATCCGGTGATTATTGGGAGGGTGGTCTATATTACAACACTACGACTAATAAATTAAGGCTTAACACTGGAACAACGACATGGGTTGACCTTAATTAAAAGCGTAAACAATCCCCGGCCGTTATATTTTTGTATACCAATTTTAAAAACTATTAAATTTTGAGTGTAGCCGGGGATTGCATAATCTACTTTTTAATTTTAATTTTTGTAAGGGGCTTTGTTAATCCCCTGCATAAATACCTCCTTTGTTTAAAAATCGTCTACTTTCAAAAATCAATAAATCAACCTTAACTTATTGACATAACTACTAAAAACCCTTAACTCTACTCCATGCTTTTCTTAAACTTTTGATACAATCCATATCAATACCTAATTTATCACGCTCATATAAAAGTGGGAAAACTTTATATTTCATCTTTTTAAAGATTTTAGCCGCCCCTGCTTTTGATATTTCAAAACGTTTTGCTACTTGAGAAAAAGATTCACCTTCAAGAACGTAATTTGCAAGTTGGTACTTTTTATTTAATGGCATATGTTGCGTCATCATCTTCGCCCGTTAAGAGATTCGTAAAGTTGTTGGTATTTTAAAACCTTTCCTATATAATCAATCTCATGCTCTTCGTAAAATGACTTTCTGCCGTAGTGGTGTCTCTCATGGTGGCATAATACACAAAGTGGGACGCTTTCAGTGTCAGGGCATTTCATACCCATTCCAGAGCCAGAAATAGATTCATGATGGTGTATTGTTTCAGGGTTTCCGCATATCAAGCAGATTTGAGACCTGATAAAGTTTCTATAATCTTTTGATCGCTCTGTTTTTGGTTTGTCGCTCATATCATCCTCTAATTAAATTAAGTTGTTAATTTTCGCTGAAAACAGGAAACTCTTCCCTCGCTATCTCGATAGTGATTTTATGCTGTTCAACCTTTTCGATATTAGACCAACCTTGACCATCGGTTATAACAACAACTTTATCAGGGTTCATTTTCTGTAATCGGTCAATTAGTTCTTTGGCAGTCATAAAACCCTCCTTGCTATTTGCTAAGTTGGTTAACTATGCTCGGCTAATATCGCCATTTCCTCAAGCTTCTGATCGCATAAGATAACCAACTCCATTCGATGCTCTTCACTTAATACCGGTATCGGAACAAAACCTATTCCGTGTTTTTTAAAGTTCTCAACCATGATAAGTGACTTTCTTAGATTTACTGGCGATTCTTTTTTCATAACCTTTCTCCTTACTGTGCTATATTATTTAATCTTTACTTGCCTTGTGAACAGAACGGCCCTACCCCTTGCACCTATAACGAGAACCTATTTAGCTCTCTGTGTAAGGAAACCGAAACCAAAAAACACTAACGAAAAGTGAAAAAGGCTACTGGTGATTTATCAGAAACATTTTATCGAGTGCCGCCCGCTTGCCCCACCTTTTATCTTTCGAAATGCCGTGGTCGCTTTTAAGTGCAAATTGTACTGTCTGTTTATCATTACTGCGTCCGAGCCGAAGACGCCACCAGTGATCTTAATTTTTTTTAGCTTACGTATCGTTTTAAAAATCAAGAACGTTTACTTTCATCTTACTTGATTTAACTTGAAGGGGAATTTGCTTGACATGAAGTACTACAATGTGGTAGTTTTGTGTCATCAGCTTTCTTCCTTAACAAGATAGTTGAATTAACCCGGGACAGTTTGCGCTGTTACCGGGTTTGTTATTTACTGTTGCACATTATAGACTTTTTGTCAATCGCTTAAAATGGTGCAATCTCGAAATCTCCTGAAGAAGTCCAGAAGTCATCAGCCAATACTTTAACTTCATCATTAAGCTTTACCGTTACATCTTCCCAATCTTCATAATTACTCGAGTTTAGCAACCAGTCAATACCCTCAAAGTCATCAGACATAACCCAATCGACTTCAGCTTGCCACTCTTCCATGGAATATTTTTCTTTACCCCGGTAATAATTTGCCCGGTGTTCTGCTACTTTTCTAAGCTCTAATGAATATTGACCGTCTGGTGTATTAATAATAATTGTCTTCATTCTTCAAACTCCTTAATTCGGTAATTGTTGGGGGGTTAGTCTTTGTTTAAAATAACCGTAGCGATACTGCCATAAGCAGAGCCACACACAAACATAATCATCAAACCGTATGCCATAGGCTCAGCGTCACCAAATAATAACTCTCTTGGGATTCCGTAAAGGCAAAACGCTATTGCTATTAAAATTAAGTATTTCTTCATCCTTCACCCTCCGTTTATAAGTTGCTGTTTAATTAAATATCGACCTTCTCTGGATCCGGTATGTAAACTCCAAACTCTTTCGAAGCCCACATTTTTACAACCTCAAGAAAATCATTAAATTCTTCTGTACTAAGGTCTGTTGTTGATCGCACATAGTCAGGCTTGCCCTTTGTGCTAATCGTTAAAAATTCGGTGCATATGGCGCTGTGTGCTTCGTCTACATCGTAACCCCATTCATTACCCAAAATCAGGCATACTACGCCATGAAAATAAGCGTTCTGAGGTAGCGTTCTTTTCTTACGCCACTTCTTAACGACTATTTCACATTCTTTCCCTTCTAAGGTGTGAAGGTATCTTGTGAACTGGCCGATGTTGTTTATGGACATTACGCCATTGTTTGGAACACCCCTGAATTTTGGTAATGGATTTTTCATTTATCAGCCTCAAAAACAGAATGGTAACAATAAATACCTGAACATACAAACTTGATACCGGTCGGGCGCTTTACCGCTGTCATGTGCATTCCGCACTTTTTACAGGTTAAAGCGTTCCACTTTTCAGAGCTTTGGCGCTCTTGTTTTGAGATTTGTTGATATACGCATGGTTTCATGGGGTCTCCTTTTTATCTCTTGGCTTTTCAATAGTTCTTTTTGTGCAACTCTGGAAAGGGACAGTATCAGAGTTGTGGTAGCATGAATTATTAAGATATTCATAACCTTTGCGATTCGTTCCCATATTCCACCCGCAAGTAGTTGTATTACAATTCGGCCATCTTTCCATAACTCCCTCCAAATCTTTCATTTAATTTAAGCCTGAATCGATTTAACTAATTCGTGTAGGTCTCTGTGAAAAAGTATTAGCTCAACTTCAAGTTTTCTTAAAAATTCTTCGTCTCTTCCAAATCTTACGGTTACTGTTTTCATTCCACGGCAGTATGAAACAACGTCACACCATTTGCGACCTGTTACTAATAGTTGTCCCTGTGCTTGCCTGTGATGTGTAGAAGCGGTCCACCCATCCCTAATACGTTCTATTTGTTGCGCTCCGTTTGAGTTTTTACATTCAACTAAACCGTCTTCATCGACTAAACCGTCAGGGCTTGACCCGTAAAGCTTTTTTTCATCTTTCCAGCAAAAGCCGATAGTTTCAACTGTTACTTTGTTTCTAAAGGCGTAGAGGTCGCGGTTTTCTGATTCTCTTTCGTGGCCCTTGTCCATATGGCTATTTTTATAGGACTCCATACGTTCGCCCGTTATCAACTCGGCAGCTAATTTATCCATATACTTTTGACGGCTTTTTGATCTATTGCCTTTAGAATCTATTATTTGTCCGAAGCACGATGAAGTAATAGCGCCTAATCTTTCTTTGTCCCACTCTTCTGAGTTTTGGTCTATATCAACTATTATCATATTATTCCTTTGGTGGCGTCAAATAAGCAACGCAATTTTCAAATTCAGTTTTAGGTATTTCTTTAAGCTCTGAGACGTTACAAAGCTTGCAGTATGCCTCTATAGTTTGCCCGAAGTTTGAAAGCATATCAACTAATTGGTTTTCTTGTTTTTCGGTGATGGTTTCAGTAGTTGTTGACGCGTTACCATCATCGTTAAGATTCGCATCTGTTGAGGCAAGCCCGAAAACTGATTCGAACGTTACCGATTTTAAATATGTTATAGTGGACTTTATTTCTTGAAGAGGGTTTTTTGAACCTGATTTATCAGGAGGGCCAGACATTGAAACAGAATCAGAAAAACCAAGCGCATGAGTTGCGAAGCACGTCACGCTTATACCGTTTGTCTGGTCAATATCCCATTTATGAGATAATCCGTTTTTACCCATTACAGGGATAGCCGGAATAACAAGGTCGTCAAGCCCTGAATACCAAGATTTATATTGCTTATTATATTTGGTCTTCTTGATAACTAAAGGTATTTTCTTAAACTCAGCCATAGCAAGATGAAACGCTTTCCTTGCTTCGTTCGCCTCGTGCTTTTCCTTTAAAGCAAAAAGCCTTTCCATTCTTTCAAGATCCGCGTTGGTTTCAAATCCGACTTCGATAAGTTTGTCATATTGGCTTGGCATAACAATTAATTCATTCGTCGGAACATCAATTACAGCAACCTCTTTTTTAGTTTTCGACATCTTCTTCAATCTCCTCTTCACAGTTACATTCTATAGTTTCAACTCCAGATCCTTTACAAGACCAACAAGTCGAACCGTCATACATTCCCTCACCTGATCCGTTGCAAACTCCGCAAGATCCTTCAATATATCCTCTATCTTCGCATTCTTCGCACATAGCATCACCTTAATAGTTAATTGTTATTTCAATAGCCGGATTCTTTAAAATATCCTCAATAATTTTCTTTCCAATTTTATCAGTAATAGCAACATCTATTGATATGAGCTTTTTCAAAACCTTATTATTAACTGCTTTCCTATGATTCATATTAGCCGCCTTACGATCCGCAGTTACTTTTTCTTTTGCAAGTTTATCAGCTAATAGCCTTTCGCTTTCTTCGTGATCGCGTTTTTGCTGTGCTATGTAATCTTGCTTTTCCTGTTCTGCCAGATCCTTTTCAACCTGGATATCAGCAAGTCTTTTCTTTTCAGCATTTTCAGCGTCAATTTTTGCCTGTGCTTCTTTCTGCTTTGCTTCTTCAATCAGCCTTTCTTTTTCTTCCTCGTGAAATAATAGTGCCTCTTCAGCATCCCGTACAGCTCTTTCGTCAGCTTCCTTTTTAACTTTAGCCTCATAAGCTATCTTATCTTTTTTATCCTGTTCAGCCTTTTCTTTTGCGATCCGGTCTGCTTCCATTTGCGCTATTTCAGCTTCTTTTATCGCCATAGCTCGTTCACGGTTAAAGAGGTCGTCAATTTGTAAAGCATCATCCCAATCAAGCTCCATTTCAACCTTCTTTCTTTCAAGCTCAACCTCTGCATCTTTTCTATCTTTAATAACCTGCAATGGCTCCGCGTGGACTGCAATCATTTCCTCAACGTCTGCAATTAGTTCATTTTTACCAGCGTCAATTTTTCGACCTTCCGCAAGGAAGTAAGCTTTCTTTTCTTTGTGAAGGTTATTAATTGCTGTTTTCGATTTCCGAAGTGTGGCAACGTGAGAGCGAGCCTCTTTGTCTTGTGTTTCATAATCGAATACAATACTTTCGTTATCTTTTTTAATCTGTGTAATCTGTGTTCTCAAGTCTGTAAAATGGTCTTTGGTTACTAATTCAGTGTCCATACTCTCTCCCTATTTAAGTTAGATTCTTGCTGTTAAAAACTGCTAACACCCTCAACTATTGTTAAGAGTGTTGACCGGTTTTAACGGTAATACATTTTAGCCTCCAATGGTTATCGTAAATTGCATAAGCAAAAGTTAGATTCAGTTTGTTGATGTTTCAATAATATACGACTGGAATTTAATGTCAACAACTTTATTTACTTTTTATCAAAAAAGGTTATTGACATATAATATTTACCCTGATAAGATCCAATTAAACCTAAATTACACGGAGATATTATGGAAAAAGAAATTGTACAGTATTTTGAGGATAAGCCAAGAGCCGGAACTTTTTTAATTGCAAAAGGTTTCGAACGTGAACACAAAATGGTTACTAAATTAATTGATAAATATAAGGAGGATTTCGAAGAGTTCGGGACTTTAAAAGTCCGTAAGGTTATTACAAAAGGAAGGCCAGTTTCGGAAATGCTTTTAAATGAAGAACAAACTCTTTTGCTTGGATCCTACATGAGAAACAACAAACTTGTTCGGAAATTTAAAATGAGGATGGTTGCTGAATTCTCAAGAATGAAAAACAGAATCGGAGAACTTGAAAAGCACAAATCGGATCCGCAATATTTACAAGTCAGAGACGCAGGTAAGGAAGTTAGATTTCAGGCAACTGATACTATCAAGGATTTTATAGAATACGCAAAAAAGCAAGGCAGTCAAAACAGTTCCCGTTATTATGGTAATTTAACCAAGATGCTTAACGGAATGCTATTTATTATAAACGGTAGATATAAAAATCTCCGTGAAGTTATGACAATAGAGCAGTTAATGACTGTGAGCTCTGCTGAACAAATAATTAAAAAAGGTATCATTGAAGGTATGAGCTCCGGTAAATTTTACAAAGACATTTACCAAGACGTTAAGAAAAATGTTGCGGTATTTGCTTTATTGCATGGTCAGTCTGAAGTTATTACAAATCTATTAGGAGAGAAGTAAAGTGAAAATATATAGGTATTACAGAGAGCATATGACTATCGCTGAAGCTCGTAAAACAAAAAAAATGTACGTAGTCGATAAAGTTTTAAACGGAAAGCCCGGGTATAATGGTTTTTATGAAACAGAAAGGATATATGAGAAAAATATATCATTCACAGCGAAAGAGGCATTCCAAGTGCAAAAAAATAAATTAAAAACACGCTCTGGAATGCATAAAGATGCTATGGAAAAAGCTTACCATGAAGAGTATTTGCTTGATAAATATTCAGCAACATACAAGGAGTAAGAGCAAAACCACCAACCCACAGCACCATCAAACAAATGCAAGAAATAGGAGATAGTAAAATGGAAAATTCTAAATTTAAAAAAGTATTAAAAAACAATGGTGTTAATTTTAAAGTTGAAAGCGGATTTATTGTAATTACAAATAATCAGGGTTATGTTGACCTCAGAAGCCTTACAACTCTTCCTGAAAACGTTAAGTTTGAGAATCAGGGTTATGTTGACCTCAGAAGCCTTACAACTCTTCCTGAAAACGTTAAGTTTGAGAATCAGGGTTCTGTTTACCTCGAAAGCCTTACAACTCTTCCTGAAAACGTTAAGTTTGAGAATCA